AACTGCTTGTGTAATAGAAGCAAAGATTTTGTTTCGGTTAGGAACAACAGTAGCTTTCATGTTATCTTCTTCATAATGACCTTCTGGTACATCATCACCGCCTTTAACAAGATTAGAATTTAATAAATCAACTAAACCATCTAATTTAATTTGACGGTAACGTAATTTATTAGCAATTCCAATATCATTATCACATAAATAATCAACTAAAGATTGAGCTCTTTCTAACTCTACTCTATGCTTTTGACCATAATCAAAAGATAAAGCTGTTACATTGTCATACTCTGATAAACATCTGAGTAATAAAGTTGAGGAGTCCATCCCCCCTGAAAGACTAACTACGACATTTTTTGCCATGATAAATAATTAATTAAATTTTGCCAGGTATTATTAAGCGTATAGGCAAACGCTGTTTTAAATTTATTATATCTACATTTAAGATAGGATATAACATAATAATAAATACTTACTAATCCAAATCCTCCTGTAAGAAGAGTCCAAAAATTTGGATGCCAGTGTTCTCCACAAAATCCTAATGCGTGTTTTATGATTTCTGCCATGTTTTTTCTATTTTTGGTATCCCGTTAATTTCTCTAAATAATGTTGTATTATGTAAAATAAAACTATAATCTACATATTTAAATTTAATATCAAAATGATCGTTCATGTTAGCTTTAGGTTTTTCAACTAAACCATTTTCATCATATAAAGTACCTTCTAAAGCAGCCATTATAGGATTTGAGGTATCAATTGATTCAATTTGGTTATATCCTTTATACCAACCAAATTCTTGTGGTACTGAACATCCTAATAAGTGGATTCTATCATATTTTTCAATCATTTTTGAAGAATATAACCTACTAATAAAGGTCATTCTTCCTAATGCTTTTCCTAAATCTTTATTTGGGTGGGGGAATAAATTATTATACCAAGTAGCCCCATAAGAAATGGCTAATTTTTTATAACCTAAAGTTTTTAAATTATTATAACACATAACCGCTGCTCCTTCATCTTCTCCTTGTACTACAGCTACAGGGGTAACTCCTTTTGGATATTTTAACTGCACCCAATATTTTGCTTGTGCATGGGTTCTAGCATAATCCATCCAAACATCTGGTACTATAAATTCATTTGGTGTTAACTCTGCTATCCAATATTTTAAACGATCCCATTTATATGCTTCTCCTAATTCATGTAATGAATTATCCATAACAATATATCGTCCTGATTTTTTAGCATCATAAAAATATTGTTTATATTCCTCATCTTGATCTAATAAGTGAGGTAAACAATAATCATAATCGTTAAATTCAGTTGATGCTGATAATAGACAACGAGGTACTTCGTGGCTTACTTTCATTTGATACTTAATTTTTTCATTGGAGGTCTTCCTCTACGCCTTAATGGATAAGGAATAGGTACAACCTTATATTTTTCATCTATATGATAATAAAAATCAATTAGGGAATCACCGGAAAAATTAATCATTTCTTCCTCTACTTGTTTCTTATCTAATCTATAATATTTTGTAAACTCAGTAATAAGACTATTTAGTCTTTCTGCTTCATCTTTTTCAGCATCTTCTATCAAACGTTTTCTCCGAGCTAATTGGACTGCTCCTTTTTCTAAAAACATTTGATAATCATTATTACATTCTTTTAGTAAATCTTCTAATTGATATTCAATTAAATATTGTTGTGCTCTATAACAGGTATAATCAAAATCTCCATTCAATATCCTATCACGTAATGGTTGACGATTATGGAGAGGTTTGTTTTTTGGTTGATACATCCTCCACCACCTAAATTGGTTATAGTTTATTTTTTGATATTGACTAAGCTGTTTTTCTACTTCTTTCCTTGATAGAGGAATACTATACATACACTTTTATTTTAATAACTACCAACCCCTTTCGCATCTTAATTCATATGCATCTTGACGGGCTTGTGATTGGGCTTCAATATCCCAAGCTTCATTTGCTGTTACACAAATTTCTTCTCCATTACGAAGAATAATAGCACATTCATCTCCTGAAATACCGCATGTAAAAAATCTAATTACTGAATCGAACATAACCTAATTATTTTAAAATTAATTTAATAATATTAAATGGTAATAAAACTATAAACTTTACTAACTTAAACACTAAATACCATAAATAAATTACTGCAATTATTGTCATCATAACCTTTATTATTTCTTATTTACTGTGTAAATATACGAAGAATCCCTCAGGTAGCCAAATTTATTCAGTAGAAAAGAAAAAAGTTTGATGCATTCTACAATATTCATCTTCATGCCCAAAATATTGAACTGCAGCATGATAAAATTCACCTCTATAAATTATTGCCCTATTATATACATTACCTACAAAATCAGTAACTTCCCATGCTGTAAAATCTAAACTATCCTTATCAATTTCTTCAGCTAATTTATCATCTTTAGGACGAACTCTACACCCTGTTTTTTTGTGTTTGTATAAGGCAGTACCTGAAGCTAAAGGGGCATCTGGGGTTAGATAGACTACACAAGCCCAGCTAGTTCCCCAATCTGAGTGGATCCAACATTTATCCCATGATTTACAAAGATTATAAGAACCATTATATTCATTCCAATCTACATCCCAATTAGTAATTTTTGTACCAACTGCTTTTTCTAGTGCAGACTTAACTGAAGGATGTCTATCAAATTTAGTTCTTTTTCCTGGGTGATTTCCCATTTTATCAAACCATTCCATCCCGAATGCTTTTTGTCTAATATAATCAGGATCACTATAAAAATTATCTATAACTATAATTGAAGCCATAACTAATACTCTTTTGTTAAATCATCTTTTTTTATAAATTTCTTAACATATTCTTTTAAATCTATCTTTTTACCATCTTTTGTTGTTAAAGATAAATTAGGATTAATTTCTATATCATCATCAAAATCTTCAGCAGGTTCAGAAATTATTTCTTCTTCATCCTTAACTTCAATATCGTTTATAGTATAGTCCCATTTTGGTTCATTTTCTAATCCATCTTGTATAGTTGTATCCCAAACACTAACATTATTGTCTTCTACTTTTTCACCATATAAATTTTCTTTATATTTCTTTTTAGGATAAGCTTTATCAAAGGCAAAGTTGGCTGCAACAACTAATGAAATTGCTAAAGGATCAAATACAAAAATAATAATTAACAATAAAATGTTAATAATTTTATCCATAGGTGCTCCTGTAAGGCCTGATAAATACTGTAGTGGTCCTAATTCACCCGCAACTTCAGTGTTATTATCTAATTCTAATACTTGTAATTGGAATTTACGTAAACTATCCGCAGCTACTTCACGTTGAGCTTGAATATTTTTTCTATTTTCTTCTTCAGTTGCGATACGAGATTGTGCCAACCTAAGTTCGGAAGTTGATACTGTGGTTCTAACGCCTCCAACCACCGAGGTGTCTCGTACCTGGATTTGTTGAGACCTAGCATTGGAAAGAGTAGAAATGTTATTAGAAATTCTTTCAAGTTCCTGGTCATATCTTGTAACATCCGCATCATAAAAGTCAACTTTTTGTTGTATAAAGGCTTTTTCATTCTTAACTATAGATAATTTACTATAAGTTTCTTGGTATGCTGCTGATAGAAACCCATAAATCCCCATACTAGTAATAAGTACAAGTATTACAGCTGCAATAGTTAAATAAGTTCTAAGGATTTTATTTAAAGTATCCCAATATTGGTATAAAAGAGATGCTATAACTAACTTAGCTACCTCCAAAGAACCTGCCATAATTATTACTTCAAATGAAGCACCCGCAAAAAGTTTGCTAAGGCCACTTACAGAATAGAAAGCAGCCGAAGCAGATACTGACAGGGCAGAAAATGCTATTATAAAAGGAAATATACCTTGTTTTAGATTTTTAAGCATAATTATAAATATAGTAAAGTAATAGGACTAAAACAACCTATTTTCTATCACCTTTATGCTTATCTATGCGGTCTAAAATTTGATTTACAACATCCATTTTAATAAAACCAGCCATTGATGCATTTTTTAAGGCACTTATTAATTGTAAAACTACAAGGGGCATTACAACGGTTTCACTTAACCATCCTGCCCCTGGTATGCTTTTTTCTATTACTAAAATTACTGTTAACATAATAACCCAGAAAAGTAGAGTTTTTAAAATTTTAATTGCTTTATAAGTTTTAAATCCTTCTCTTTTAACCCCAGCTATTACTCCAAAAAAACCATCTGCAAAAATTAATGTAGCAATCGCTAAATATTGTTCTGCGTTTTGCATTGTAAGTTCCATAAAATAAGAACATATAAATGCTAGTGACATTGTGCTTCCTGCTATCATTAATTTAATATTACTCATGATTATACTAGATCTTTTGATTCAATTAATGTGTAAGTAAATGAATTACCATATAAATCTTTAGCTTTATGAGCTAACTCCATTAATTGATTAAAATCAGATTCTTTAGAGAAAACTTGACATCCTGCTGACCATTTGTCAATTTGGGTTGAACCTTCTACTCTTGAACCTGCCTTATGGATGTTAATTCCGAAAATACCTTCATGAATGTTTTCTTCTAACATATCATATTTACCGTCTTTGTTATTATCACGATAAACTTTCACAGGTTTTTTCTGGCATAAAGCTTCATATTTACCTTGGTGTTTTCTTATTTCATGTGATCCTCTATATTGATTAGGGACTAAAATAGCTACTCCATCTTTATTAAGTAAATTCTTTTCCCAGTGTGATCCTGGATCTGTTGTGGCATCAAATTCATGATATTTCATTTCACCATCTACTGAATATGAAACTGTAAGTTTATCATCAAACTTATTAGTTACAGTCCCATGGGTATCTGAGTTCCGTACCCCAACAATATTTAAATTGTAGTCACCGCCTTCGAACCATTTATATCCTTTAGATTCTACGGTATTTTTAATTTGTTCTCTTGTATACATTTATTATTCTTTTTTTCCAAATATTTTACCTGCTTCAGCAATCCCAAAAGATCCTAAAGTGATAAATAAAAATGAATCATAAATAAATTCTTGGATTACTAAGTCTTTTCCAAAAAATCCAGTAACAATATCTGCTGCTGCAAATACTACCATAATAGCAAATGAAGCAAAACCAACTACTGATTTTTCGTTAATATCATTATTATCTTTAAAAATGTCTTTGAAAGCCATCCACTTATTTTTTAAATAATTTAACATAGAATAACAAATTAGTAAAACATTATTTTATGATACATATTAAAATTGGAATTTAGAACCAATAGTAGCTGACCAAGTTATTGGGATTTCTGGAAGTGTTGTACCTATTATATTTCCTCCAATATTAAATCTAAATCTTTGTGTAATTCCTACATCAAAATTTGAACCTACTATATAAGTTATATGTTCATTTAATGCTAATTCTCCTTTAAATACAGCTTTTTTAGTAGAAAAAGTATATGATATTGGATTAAGAGCTAAAGCTAGCATAGGAGATATAGTAACTCTTTTAGTTGGGAAAGGTTTAGTACCAAATAAAACACCTGAAGGCATTATCATAATATTATCTTCTACATTTATAATAGTACCTGATAGTGCAAATCCCCCAACAAATCCTTTCCAGAAGTTTTCTTTTTGTCCTAGATATACATTACTTATTCCAAATGAACCTACTTTAGTACCATAAATATACATGAAATTAGCACTAATAGATTGTATAAACATTATACTTCCTCTATTGTAAATAGACCCAAAATATAAATCTTCTTTTTTAGTTTCTGGGTTCCAAAGATATAATTTTTCTTCTTTATCATAATTAAAGTATACATCAGATTGAGATAAACTTAAACTAAATTGGTTTAAATTATCCCATATCATTATATTTGCCGCATAGGTAGTAGTTCCTGTAAGGGAAGATTGGGAAAAACCTAAACTAATAGCATTAGTAAGAGTTCCATCTAAACCAGATTGACTAAGTAAATTAGCAGATACTGCTATTGGGTTACGTTTTTCTGTTTTCTTTTCTTCTTCTTCTTCTGAGTTTTCTTCTTCTACTTCATCTGATTCAGATTCTTCACTTTCCTTATCTTCTGAGTTTTCTGATTCAGTGCTATCTCCTTCTTCGGATGATTCTTGATTTTCTGAATTTTCAGAATTAGATCCTTCTCCTTCTGAATTATTCCCTTCTGAACTTCCTTCGCTTCCTCCAGAAGTTCCCTCTCCTGACGAATTGCCAGATTCGTTATTGTTATTCCCTGATTGAGTATTTGTACTTGAAGTGCTAGAAGATGTATCTTGTGACGAAGTATTTGTAGTAGTTGTTGCATTGGACGTAGCATTTGAAGCAGCATTAGTAGCATTGGATGTTGTAGTAGTTGTTGTTTGCTGGGTGGTTTGTGTTGTTGCTGTGGTAGTTGAACATGGACTTAAATTTGACCACCATAAATATGTTTCATTTAACCAAGCTTCTAAAGTTCCATTAGTATATTCAGCCCAAGTAAAAGTTCTTACTTTATTATAAAAAGCTACTGTAGCAGATCCATTAACAAAAGCTGCAGTAACTATTTTAGTTTCACCAGTACATCTATCTACAAAAGTATTTACAACGTTTTGGGTTTGCCCTAATAAAGGGAAACACCAAAAAAGAATAAGTATGTAAAATAATTTTCGCACATTAATGATCAAAGATACCTTTACGTATCATTCGTTTAACTACTTTAGCTACTCCTGTTTCTAAAGCTTTTTTAGTTGATGTACCTATAGAAGATTGATTAAATTTAATTTCTTCTAAATTTTCGTCATTAAGTAAAGTCATTTCTCTTGTTGTTGTAGCTTTACCTAATCCAGATCCTGTCATATAAAGTCCAGTTTCTGCATCTACCATTTTAACTTGGAGACCTAATCTAGTAACTAAATTACTTTTAACTCCATCTTTTAAACTAATGGATTCATCTTCAGAGATAGAAAAATCATATACCTCTATATAACAGAAGTATTTAGCAAGCATAATTTTACCTTTTATATCAATTTGGTTTGCAGTAAATCCTTTTTGGGATGCCTTATATTGAGTTACCATTCTATCTTTGATTTCGTCTTTTGTTTCAACAAATTCAAATCTGAATGTCTCGTCTAAAAATGCTACTGTAATATTAGTTAATCCTAATCCAACTCTATAATCACCTAATTCGGGGTATTGTGACAATACTTCATCACTAACTCCAATATTAAGTAATGCTACAGTTACAGGATCTCCATTATATTCAGGTACTGACCAAATAGATTCTTTTGATTCAAACCCTGCTGTATAATCTTCAGTTGTTGTCTTCCCTATTACTTGCCCAAATGCTACATTTAGCCCAAGTAAAAATACGATAAGATATTTCATTTTTATCCTAGTGTATCAAAAATACCAAAAGTGGCATTTTCAAATTGAGCTGGGTTTGTAATAAATTGAAACACTATAAAAGTCCATCCAACCCAAAACATAGATATTAGCACTGTTATCCATAATGCTATAATAAAATCTAAGGGTTTTTTGGAATTTATAGCTGTTTGCCATAGCTCAACCACTGGAATAAAAAAGTACAAAATAAATTGGATTAGCCAAAATTGTTTTGTACGTTGTAATAGATAATTCATGGTTTTAATTTTAATTGTTACACTTCACTTTATTTAAAATTTAACTGTGAATAGGGGAACCTAGTTGCAGCTGGGTTCCCATTTTTTTACCAGTCAAATTCTTCTTTTCTTTTTTCTGTTTCAGATTTTTTAGGTTCTTCTTTTTTAATAATTACTTTAGGTTGTTCTTTTTGAATTACAACTAAGGTATCTTTTTTAGATTCATTATTTTCTACTTGTGTTTCTATTTGTTGGAATTCTTCTTTAACCCCAAATAAAGATTCCATATTAGTTACTACTAAACCCCCAGCAGCTGTAATAATTATTCCTATTGTAGTTATAATTTGGTTTTTGATTTGACTAAAAAACCCACCTTGTTGTTCTTCACTCATAATTTATAATTTAGAAAATGCTGTCACACCTATTAATTCATGGTTTTCAGTAGATAACTCTAATTTATATGAACTTTTTTCTAAAGCATTTACATATATTTTTAAAATATTATCTCCTTCTTTTCCTTGAATTTTTTCTTGAGAAATTAATTCATTATTTAAACCATGTTTAATTTTTATTCTATATACTCCATCAGCTGGGAGTTTTACATTCATAGCTACTCTATCAGAAACAATAGCACTAGCTAATTTAATTCCTTGTAGTTCACCTATAAACAATACATCAGGGGTTTCTACTACTGGATCTATAATAAATTCTTCATCTCTTACACATCCTAGTACTAATAATAATACTAATATTGATATTAATTTTTTCATACTATTCTATATTAAATTTAATTTTAGTTCCATCTGCTTTAATACCTTCAGTTAGTTTGAAAGTAATTAAACCCGATGTATTTGTTAAAGTTTCATTAGGGGTAAATAATAATTTATAAGCAATTCCTTTTTTAATAGATATGTTTCCACTTTGGTCTAAAGAACCTATATTAACTTTTGCTTGGTTTTCTTTATGATTAGCAAAATTAGTCATTTCATTTCCTGTATCAAAGTAAATATCATCTAATGTTAAAATTGTATTATCATAATTTATATTAAATTGGGTTCCTATTACTCCATCTTCTTGTAAATTAATAGTAAATCTAACTCTATTATCTTCAGTTAGTTCTGATGTAACATCTAAATTAACATTAATAGGGTCTTTCATAGCATTTGTAGTTACACTCATTCTTGCTTGTGAAGTTGAGTTTTGAGCATAACCACTTCCTTCTGCTGTTGGTGTATAACCATGAGAAAAATCAACATCTCCTATTAAAGCATGCCCAAAACTAAATGTTTTAGTAGCATCAGTAGGTTCTATAATAAACTTTTGTCCGAAATAATAGTCATTAGTTGATACACCTAATTGTTCTACTCTTCCCCAAACGTTTTTAGATCCATTAGTTGAATTAGTAAACCATTCACTTAATCCTTCTACACCTTGTACATGCCCTAAAGCTTGGTAGGCATCTGTAGGAGTAATATTACCAGTATTATCTAATTCACCCAAAAGGTATTGAATAGGATAATCAAAAGTATTTTGATTTCCAGTATCACCTGGGCCTCCTCCACCTGTAGCATTTGCTTGTTGGAAAATTATATAGGCATCTGTAATTGTTAATACATCATCTAACCAAGTAGCATTATTGCTTACTTTTATTTCTACATAATAATTTTGATCTACAATTAAATTACTAGTAATTACTTGTCCATTTGCATCAAAGTTTCCTGTTTCAATTGCATCTCCTGTTTTTCCATTTATTCCATTAGCATTATATATTGCATAAGTAAAATCAGTTGCATGGTTAGCTTTTGCGGCTGAGTTTAGATTTATTGTTACATTTCCTGCATTTACTCCACTAACATTAGATAATGTAATATTTTCTGTACCAGCATTAACATCTAATAATCCAGAACTTGCACTTATATCTTCAAATCTAGCAAAGTTAAGATCAGTAACATTATTATAATTAGAATATCCTGTTCCTTGTCTATCTTTAATTTTAAATCTAACATAAACCCAAGGAGTTGAAAGTGGTAAATTAGATGAAGATTGTATAATAACCCTAGCTACAGACCAATCTGCAGTAGTGGGGTAAGAATCTCCTCCTCTATTTAACCAACCATATTGGTATTGAAAATCTAAATCATGTTCTGGGTATTGAACACCTGCATAGCTGGTTAAAGGGTTAAATCTATACCCGTTCCACACTGTCCAAGAATTTTGAACATCCGCAGGAGCTTGATTACCTGGGTCAAATGTATGTGAAACATATTCTAATAATTTATTATTCCATTCAAAATCAAAATGGGCAAAATCAGGGGACATTCCACTTCCATTAATCCCTTCAAATTTTACAGTTATAGTATCACCTACTACAAATCCATTAGTATCATCATCTATATAGCTGTGACTTAAATATCCTTCTTGTCCTAAGAGGGATAGGGGCAGTAAAATAAAAAATAATAATTTTTTAATCATTTTTTCATGTGTTTAGTTAATCCTGGGTACATACTATATCCTATTTTTGTTAGCCAGTTATCAACTTTAATTAATACTCGTTTTAATTTTTTCATAATTTTAATTTGTCAATAAGTTGTTCACATACTTTTTTAAGGGCACTTGACACTCCTACTTGAGAAAACTTACCTCCATCATCTATTATTAAAGTAGATACAGAAATAGATTTAGAAGTACCTTTTGCTACTACTTCCTTAATTATCTCTCCATCTACTATTAATCTTGCTCCTGCTACAATTTGTGTTATATCAACTTGACGTCCATATACAGCAAATTGTGCACTATTATTCTTTACATCAAAATAAAGTAATTCGACTTTAATGCTTTTTAGTGCATTATCATCTAAATAATAATCTCTATCTTGGATAATTTCTTCTAGGATATTTTTTACACCAAAAGCCAAGTCACGGTTACCCGCAAAAGGGCCCATAACAATGTTATTGGTAACTTCTTCTATCTTTATAGTTTCTTGGCTATAAAGGTTCATACCCAAAAATAGGGTAATTAGACATAGTAATTTCATATTTAACATTTTTGCTAAATACAACTATTAAAAAAACTTTTGATATAAAATTTAGAAGTACTGTTGCAGCAGTACGGGTATACATATAAAAAAGGGGACGCTTGGCGACCCCTCTTTTGGTTAAGTTTTCTATAAGTTCTTATTTTTTAAGAATATGATAGAGAACAAATGCGCCTACTAAACCGAGTAGACCTTCAGCACTTAGTGATCCTAAAATTCCCATAATATTATCTACTACTGAGATGTTAGGCCAGAAAGGAATGTTAGCTCCTTTAAATAGTACTTCTAGTACTACTCCTAGTGCAATTAAACTTACACCTATTTGTGTTAGGTGATCAGCCCAAGAACCAATTTTCTTTAATAAATCCATAATTAAAAGATTAAGTTATACAATAAAATAACTCCGGATTTTAGGCAATTGCATAATATAAATATGAATTATCCATCACAAGACACACAATCTGCCATTCTTGAACCAAGATCACCTTTTATCACACTATCAGTTCTTAGGTAATATAATGTTTTTACTCCAAGTTTCCACGCTTCTAAATGCACTTGATTTATCCATTTTGGTGAATCATTAGGATCAAATGACAGATTCAGAGATTGAGTTTGGTCAATATATTGTTGTCTTATCGCAGCTTGTCGTATAAGTTCTAATTGATTTATTTCAGAAAACGTTAAAAATAATTCTTTTTCATCAGGAGATAGAATATTATCTGGGAGATTTTGTACGGATCCTCCATCTTGTAGCATTTGATCCCACCATTTATCTTTATCCTCTCCTTTTTCAGTTAACAGTGCTTGTAATACTTTATTTTTTCTAATAAATGTACCTTTTGCACCATTAAAAGTATAAATGTTTGCGGGTAAAGGTTCAATACCTGCACTAATACCCCCACAAATAACAGAATTAGAAACTGTAGGAGCAATTGCTAATAAATGTGTATTTCTCATACCTGTACCTCTACACCATATAGGTTCTCCATATTCAACAGCTAAATCACGAGATGCTCTTTCTGCTTTATTTCTTATGTCTGAGAATATATTATGGGTATGAGCTGTTGAAGCAATAGAATTAAATGGTAATCCTTTTTGTTGTAAGAATGTATGCCACCCCATTACTCCTAAACCTAATGCTCTACCTTTTCTAGCATGATTATTGGTTCTTCTTAGTGAATCTCTACCATTAGATTTATCAATAAATTCTTGCATTACACCATCTAAAAACCAAGTAGCTAATTCTACAGTATCTGTATCTTTCCACTCTTCATATTTAGCTAGATTTAAAGACGATAAACAACAAATAAAACTATGTTCTTCATCTGTAAATAAAGTAATCTCAGAACAAATGTTTGTCATTGTTACATTTAAGTTATTTAAACGATAAGCAATAGGATTATCTTTATTAACATTATCCTTATACATGATATAAGGTTCACCTGTCTCCATTCTTGCTTTTAAAATAGTAGCCCAAGTATTCATTGCGTCAGCATCTCTAGCTTCTAATTTACGCATAAAAGAATCATCTACAACTACACATTGATGTAGATTTAAACACTGTCTATTTGGGTCTCCTTTAGGTCTTCTAATTTGTAAAAACTCATCAATATCTGGGTGATTAATATCTAGGTTTACAGATGCAGCACCTCTTCTTACATTTCCCTGATTTGTAGCAATAATTGCAGAATCATAAATTTTACACCATGGTACTACCCCTTCAGATTTTCCATTTCCTGAGATGGTAGTTCCACGTGGTCTAATACGGGATACACTAATACCTACACCCCCGCCAGATGCAGTTAATTTCATTAGTTCTGCGTTAGTTAAACCGATTCCACGTATAGAATCAGGTGTATCTACACCAAAACAAGAAATAGGTAAACCTCGGTCTGTTCCCATATTTGATAAAACAGGTGATGCTAAACCTACCCATCCTTTCCAAAATAACTTAAAAAATTTAGGAGAAAGTTCTGGTTTTTTTAATCTATTAGCTGCGGCGTCCGCAACTCGTTTATAGGCTTTTCTAACATCTTCTCCGGGAAGTAAATATCCTTTAGATACTGTAGCTAAAGAAATTTCATCCATCCATTCAGGATATTGTTTACCAAGTTCCCAATTTGTATAATCTACTTGTAATGCGTTGTTTTCCATATTTTAAAATAATGCTGCTGCGTCCCAGTTTTGAACACCTTTTGAATAATTTGTAACTCTATTTGCAAAGAAATCTGTATGTTGTTTTCCAGCTGATAAACTATCAAACCATTTCATTCTTTGTACTGCTTCTTTATCTATTCCATTTACAATAGGTCCATATCCTAAATCACCCATTTTAGTATTTACTCTATGTTTAATAAAAGATACTAAATCATATTTTGAACATCCTTCTAAATCACCCATTTCATAAACTTTATCAATAAAATCTAATTCAAGTTTTAACGAAAGCAAAGCTGCTTCTTCAACTTGTTGTTTTAATTCGGGAGTATTCAATTCTGGGTGTTCTTTTAGAAGTGTTCTAAATAACCAACAACCTGCATCTGAGTGGAGTGATTCATCTCTGATAGACCATTCTACTATTTGGCCTACTCCTTTAAGTAAATTTCTAAGTTTAAAAGATAATAAAATTGCAAATGAAGAAAATAAATTTACACCTTCTGTAAATGCGGAAAAAATAGCTAAGGATTTAGCTCTTTCATGCCAATCAGCAGTTCCATCATGATTATCTCTTACATTCATTAAGGTTTCGATTTTAGCCATTGTAGTTTCATCTTCTAAAAATTCACTAAAATCATCTAACCCTAATTCTTCATTAAGTAAAGAATAAGCTTCGGCATGAATAGTTTCGAAAGCACCAAATGTAACAGCCATTTTGATTACTTCGGGTTTTCTAAACCATTTTGTAACTAAAGATGACCAATAATCATTTACTACAGTTTCAGTTTGAGCAAAACCTTTTAAAATAGAACCAATTATATTTTTTTCAGTAGCATTTAAATTTTGTTTCCAATCATTAACATCCGACATCATAGGCACTTCAGTATGTAACCAATGAGCTTGTTGTTGTTTCATCCAATAATCGTGTGCCTCTGGATATTCGAAAGGTTTATAAACTACACGTTCCTGCAATAATGATTTTTTTGCCATTTTTTTAAATTAATAAGTTAAAATTATTTTTTAGTAAAACTAAAAACATCGTCATAAACCTCCTTGTACTTATTCTGCATGCTTCTTTTGGTGTAGGAATCTACATCATCATATTCATTAGATTTAGTTTTAGGGGCATAAGTTTGATCTTCACTTTCTATATTAGGATTATAAGGATGAACTTCAAAATGACCTGTTGAAGTATCAGCATACGCTGAAAAAGTAAGTCCATCCATACCATATCGGTTTTTCATAATGTGAAGTCTTCCGGTTTTGTTGACTTTGTCTTCTTTTTTTCTTGATAAAGACATAGCAAAATCTGATATCATTAGCTTATCATATGAACCAGCTGCTTTGTCTCCCTCTATTATTTCATCATTTGCACCAGCACGGTTAACCTGTGATACAGACCAAATAGGAATATCTAGTTGTTTAGCTAACCCTTTAGTGCTAGTATAAATATCATCAATTTCGTCCTTACGTTCACGATTTTTTCTTTTTGATGAAAGTAAATCAACATAATCAATAATTACCAAATCCGCTTTAATCCCCATACCTTCAACTTTTTTAATATGAGATTCAATTGTTGACATAGTTGCACGTCCAGTTGGGAACTCTTTAATAATAAGTTGACCAGGAAGTTGAGGAATTAATTCTTCAACTTTTTCTTTATAATGAGAAAGTTCTCTAACATCGATTTGAGTAAAGAAAGCGTCATATCTCTTACCAACATAATCTTCACCTAATTCTAAAGTATAATGTAAAACATTATATCCTAATCTAACAGCATATCCCCCTAATGCTACAAGAGTCCATGATTTACCCCCTCCAGGACTACCAAAGATAAGACCAAAATCTCCGTTTCCAAGTCCACCTTGTAATAAGTTATTAATAGGTTCCCAAGGGGTTGATATAGTTGTTCTTGAATTTTCTCTATAACGTTCTTCAATATCTTTGTTATATTCATGACCTATGTTTTTATCTTGACCTGCTTTTAAAGAATTATCTATAATACTTCTAATTCCATCATAATCCCCGGCTTTAAGTAAATCAACAGAAGTCATTAAAGCTTTTTTTAATTGTTGGTTTTTACAGAAATTAGTAAATTCTTCCTGGACATATTCTAAATCTTCATCTGAGGAAACATAAGCTAATTTTAATTGTTCTTTAATAGCAATTTGTAATACTTCATTATCTACTTTTTGTAATTCAACTTTTAATACTTCTAATGAAGGGGTAGTATGGTATTTGTCATAATATTTTAAAATCTCTTTAATAGCCCATTTATGAGCACTTTGATCAAAGTATTCTTCACTAATAATATCATGGATATTAACTAAAAATTCTTTATGAGTTAATAATGACGATAATACCTTAATCTGAAAATCGTGTCCGTATTGATTTAATGTTTGTAATGTCATTAATTTTTATAACCTTTAAAATGTTCAAAAACGTCTTTTAACCAATATTCTAAGTTTCTAATCATTCCTCCTAATTGATCTTCATTATAAAACTGGATAAACATTTCAGAATTTAATTTTGGAATATCTTGATCAATTAGATTATTTAAATACTCAATTTGTTTTGAATCAATAAAAGGAGTACTTAAGTCCATAATTTTATAACTAGTTCTAAGTTTATTTTCATCTTGTAATATTCTAGAATATACAACATGGTCTTTAAATTTCCTAGTAGATATATCAAAAATATCATCTAAAGTTAATTCTTGATCTTGTAATTCAGGAAACTTTTTATATATACCTTTTGCACCTAATCCTTTAACCCCTGAAATTTTATCTGAATTGTCTCCTAATAATGTTTTGTATAGGATAAAATTTTTAGATAAACAACCAAATTTTTTTCTTATAGTATCTGGGGTGTAATATTCTTTTTCCATTGGTCTATATAATATAATTTTGTCAGTTACTAATTGAACAAAATCTTTATCACTAGAGACTATAAAAACAGTTGAATTGAATTTTTCTACTAATTTGTTAGATAACACTGCTATAATATCATCAGCTTCTACCTTATCAATTATAGTGGTTTTAACAGGTAATAACTTTAAATATTGGATTACACGTACTATTTGATCAACTTTTGAATTATGTTCTTCATCTAAATTATCAAATACTTCCCAGTTAGTAACTCGTTGTAAATTTCTCTCTGATTTGTATTCGGGGAGCAAGTTTTTACGGTTGGTTGAAGAACCTGCTCCATCGAATACTACATAAACAGAGGTTGGTTGGGTTTGTCTAATCATTGCACCTAAAGAACGAAAGAATCCACCTAACCCACCAACGTGAATTCCTTCAGGATTAACCATATTCATCATGGCAAAGTTTCTAAAAAATAGATTTAAACCATCTATTAAAAGGACTTTATCATGTCTTTTTGCTTGAGGTTCCTCCCCTTGCTCTTGGATATCATCCAACAACTTAAATAGTTCTTTATGTTTCATTATTTATTCTGGTTCTTTCTCAAAATGAGAAATGTCTTGAACTTCCTCGTTTTCTTCTACTACATCGAAATCCATTCCCCCTAATACTTTAGACCAATCTGCGGCATGTGCATTTTTATAATCTTTAAGTTCATTTGGATCATCATTAATAAAACCATGAGGTGTCATAACAATTTTACCTCGGGTTGTAATACCATTAATATGGTTTTTATCAATCTGTAAGTTTGTACGTTTAGCAAATTCTACTTGTTTACTATCCTTAATTGCTTTAATTTTAGAAGTACCCGCAGACATAATATTACCAAATGTAACTACAAATGTTGAATCAAACCACATTGCATAACCACCTTTATTCATTAATTTAGGTTGCCCCATTGGTGATTCTGGTTTTAATGTCCAAACTTTATTAACACATACTAAAGTATTAGTATAGGGTGAAGATTCTTTTCTTGATAATGTAATTTTTTGATTTACATTATTTCCAAATTGAGTTGACATAGCACCTGCATTCCATTCATTATTGTTTTTATTAGATTTAAGTGACATTTCACAAGGTACAGAACCAATACTATCCCATAGGAATAATAAATCATAAGGTAAATTACCTTTTTTCTGTTCATCCATTAAATCTAAAATAAATGCTGCTACATCTTCAATTGAATTAATAGTTTCTCTATCAACATAGATAAAATTACCTTCATAATCTATAATTTCACCTTCATCATTTCGAGTAATATTAATATCAAGTCCCATTTGGATAGCATGTTCCCAATTCCACTTCATCTCAGTGATAATGAAGACAGGCAGTATCCCATTATTTTGGGCGGATACTGCCGCTTCAATCATTGCCGTTGTCTTACCTGTATCAGAGTGGCCTCTAAGTAAAACAATATGCCCCATAGGAATTCCTGGAACGGAAGTAACTTCCCTAAAGGCAGGCGAAAGGGGGATCCATTCTTGATCTTTAAACTTAATATTTTTATCTAAACCTTTTTTAGATTTAAATTTATTAAGATCAAAATTAGCCTTAATCTCAGCAGACACTGCTGCAGACAATGATTTACTTTTTCTTGCCATAACTAAAATGGTAAATCATCTACTTTTTCCTCAGTCTCATCAAACAAATTATCAAATTGATCTTGTTTTGTTTGTTTAACTTTAGAAGTATCTAAGCTAAAATGGTTTGTAGGTTGAGTTGTATCTTCGAAGTCATCATTATCTTCATCAATGATATCACCCTCATTAGCATCTTCAGGAGATAACCATTTTTCAAGGGCAGATTTCATTTCATCAAATGTAAATCTTTTGAATTCATCAGTAGGGTTTGGTTGTTCTTTAGTCCAAGTTTCTACTAATGAAGAATCTTCACTTAAAAGTGAATCTTTTAATCTTACTCTTACAGATGATTTATTATAAGGAGTACCAGTAGATTCAGGTCCTACAGTTTCTACTGTAATATCTCTACCATTAACAATATCAGTGTAGTCTCCAATTTCATCATCTACAGCTAATGAAAGTAATTCTTCATATACTTGTTTTCCAAACTGCCATAGTCTAACTCCTTTATCTTCTTCACCTCTAACAATTACAGGAGCAAATACTCTAACTTTTGGATCTAACTTTTTAGCTAGAACATAGTTTTCTTTAGTATACTCTTCTCTAAGTTTAGAAGCAAATAAAGCAATAGGATCTTTTTCACCAAAATTAAGAGGTGAAATCATAACTTTATTTGTAATCCCATAATAAAACTTAAGTTCAGTAAATGGGTTTTTTGGGTTATAAGCACTAGGTACAATTCTAATTTGCTGTTTACCCACTGTAGGTCTCCAAAAGATTAAACTATAATCTTTCTTAGGTCCGGTCTGTTGTTTTTGTTGTAGACCATCCAACTTCTGTTTGATTGCATTTAAATCCATAGAATAACTATTTTTTATGTAACATTAATATAATAACCTTTTATCTAATATCCAAACTATACTTCAATTATTTTATAAATCTTTGTATTTAATTGGTTTAGTTCATTATGCTGGGTAAGTAAGATACAGTTATTGTAGTGTTGCCAATTTACTTGGTATTTAGTATCTACTACACCCCCATTTAATTTTTTAATTAACTCATTAAGGGCGTTAATTGTATATAAAGTATTGGATTCTTTTTTTCTATGTACAAGAATTGTATTTTCAGGAATAGAATGAACGTTGCCTTGATCAACATTATAAGTAACAACA